TTAAAAAACGAACCTACAGAACACGCCATAGGCTGGGTAGGTGGAGCTGGTCACGTCAATAATCTATTCACAATGTCAAAACCTTTGCAAGCTGAGTACAAAGCTAAAAGGATTTTAGGAGGCTATACAAAAGACGAGATTCAAAGCGAATGGTATCTAAAAATAATGTCAGGGAATAATAAGTACGATATTGGAGTGCGAAAGCCTACAAATCAAAACTACATGGAGCTTTACAAAGATATAACCATAGGACTGCTGCCTAGCTTTAATGATACTTTCACGCTATGCAAAAGTGATTTAAGAGCTTTAGAGTATGCAAGTATGGGAATTGTAGGTGTTACCAACGGAGGTTGCTATGAACGTACCAAGGCACTAAAAGTAAATGATAAAACCTTTGAAAAGACGGTAAAAAGACTAATTAATTTTAAAGACTATTATTCAGATATGCAAGCATTACAAGTAGAATGGTTTATTGAGCGAAACGACATTAAAAAAATAACTCAAAAAAGATTGCAGATAATAGATAGTTTGAAATGAATCAAATATTAAATGGCGATTGTTTAGAACTTATGAAGGATATACCAAACGGAAGTATTGATATGATACTTTGTGATTTACCTTACGGAACAACGGCTTGCAAATGGGATGCAGTTATACCTTTTGACAAACTATGGGAACAATATGAAAGAATTATAAAGATAAACGGAGCAATAGTGCTGACTGCTTCACAACCTTTTACAAGTGCATTGATAATGAGTAATCCGAAAATATTTAAGTGTGAGTGGATTTGGCAAAAGAACCGAGGTAGTAATTTTGCAACAACAAAATACCAACCTATGAAGGAACACGAAAGCGTTATTGTTTTTTGTAAAGGAGTATCTAATTATTACCCAATAATGCAACCAAGAGCAGAAGGTGGAAAGTCAAGGGCAAAGTATGCTATAAACCCAAGTAATACAGGGAAAAGAGAATCGTACAACGGTATGACTGAAACCGAAACAAGAGTATTAAATGAAGATTTAAGAGTACCAAGTAGTATACAGAAATTTAATACAGAAGTTGGATTGCATCCAACTCAGAAACCTGTTGCGTTGTTTGAATACCTTGCAAAAACTTACAGTAAAGAGAATGATTTGGTTTTAGATAATTGTGCTGGAAGCGGAACGACTGCTATTGCTTGTTTGAATACCAATAGACAATTTATAGTAATGGAAAAGGAACAAAAGTATTACGATATTATTTTAAATAGGGTCGAAGAATGGCATAAAAAAAATCAAACAAATATTTTCAAATGATAAAATACATTCAGAGCCTTAATAAGCCAACGAAATTAGACATAGACATATATGGAATATGTTTTAAGGATTCGCAAAATACAGAGTACATAAGAATTGACAATAAGGTTAGCACAATAGCCGAAAAGTCATATCTATTTGAGTACAATGTAATCCTAAACACTGAGATAGTAAGCAAATACACAGGCTTTTTTAGTTGGAAGTTCAGAGCAAAGACAGGAATGAATAAGCGAGTTTTATTTAACCTACTTAAAGAAAAAGCCTACACTCAGTATGAGGTCATTAACCTTTGCGAACCTTTGGCAAAACCTTACTTAGAATTGAGCGAAATTAATCACGGTGGATTTACGGAACTATTCACTAATATTTGCACCGATTTAGGGCTTAAAGTTAGCGAACCTAAGCACACTATCTATTCTAATTTTTTCATAGCTAAAAAGGGAGTATTTGTCGAATACCAAAACCTATTAAGACAAGCTGTAGAATTATTGGAAGGTAAGTATAAAGAATTGGCGTGGATGGATTCAGGATACAAAGGTTTGCCAAAGGAAAGATTAAAAGAAGCTACAGGATTAGACCATTATACTATGCACACGTTTATTTTAGAGAGGTTATTAAGTGTATGGATAGACAATAAAGGAATAAAAACTTTGGACTTATGTTAACAATTTATACAATTTGCTATAACGAGGAAATGGTTTTGCCTTACTTTGTAAAGTGGTATAGAGAGCGTTTTCCTAATTGCAAAATAGTAGTTTATGATAATGAAAGCACAGATAGTACAGAGCATATAGCCTATGATTTAGCTTGTGAAGTGGTTAGTTATTCAACAGATAATAAGCTATCAGATAGTGCTTATTTGACAATAAAAAACAATGTGTGGAAGTTAGCAGAGACTGACTGGGTTATGGTGGTAGATTGTGACGAATTTGTAGACGTTAACGAAAGTGATTTAATCAAATTAGAAACGAGCAAAAAGACAATAATTTCAGCAACTGGATATAATATGTGCAATGTGGAAGGCTTAACTGAACTTGAAGATATAAAGCACGGAGTTAGAGCGGAGCAATACGATAAATCAATACTATTTAATAAGAAATATATTAATGAAATAAACTACGAAGCTGGCTGCCATACTTGCACACCGAAAGGAGTGGTAAATTATGCAAAAGGATTGGTTAATCTATACCACATGATTTTAATTAATGAGCAATTTCTAGTAGACAAATACAAAAGGAATGCAGATAGAATGTCGGATGAGAATAAAAGAAATAAATGGGGACACCATTATTTACAAAATGAAGAGACTGTTAGAGCAAATTATAAACACGGATTAGAACTAGCTAAATTAATAAGATGAAAAAAATAAAACACAATTACCAATCTATAGAAGGTTGGTTTAACATGGAAAATGAATACCTAGAACTATTAGAGCAATGTCCAGAGGGCGGTACATTTGTGGAGCTAGGTTGCTTTAAAGGCAAATCAACTTCATTTATAGTCACCGAAATTGTCAATAGTGGAAAGCTGGTTAAATATTACACAGTAGATAGCTTTGAAGGTCATACCGATAGCAATGACAATAAGGAAGTGGAAGCATACAAAGGAATATCAGATATTGAAATAGATTTTGATACGAATACTAAGCACTTGGAGGGCAAATTTCAAAAGATTAAGTCACTATCTCATGAATCTGCAAATTTATTTGATAATAATTCAGTGGACATTTGTTTCATAGACGCTGGACATAGCTACGAAGCGGTGAAAAAAGATATTGAAAGTTGGCTACCTAAAATGAAAAAAGGCGGTGTAATATCAGGGCATGATTATAATGCATGGGAAGGAGTCAATAAAGCGGTCAATGAACTGCTAGGAACTCCAGATAAAATAAGTAACGATTGTTGGTTTAAAAAAGTAATATGAACGAAATAGCAAATACAGGATTTTGGAATGGTGAGACTGCGCACAATCACCATGTACATTCAGAGAATTTAAGTAAATGGATTTATGACTTTTGCGAAATTAAAAAGATTAAATCACTAACTGACTTCGGCTGCGGACTTGGTAACTATTTAAAAGACCTATCGCCTATACTAGACTTTGCAATAGGAGTTGAAGGTAATAAGCCTAAGTTTGCAGCATTTGAAAATATATATGAAGATGATTTAACAACTGACTTGAGTGATAAATATTATCAATGTGAGTTGGCTATTAGTTTGGAAGTAGGTGAACATATACCTAAAAAGTTTATGAAAATATACTTAGACAATATAACAAAGCACGCAGAAAAATACTTAATTACTTCATGGGCAGTTAGAGGTCAGGCTGGATTTGGACACGTTAATTGTTTAGATAATCATGAAATAATACCAGAATTTGAAAAGAGAGGTTTTGAATTAATGGAATCCGAGACTCAAGAAGTGAGAGCGGTTATAGAAGATAAGGCACACTGGTTTAGAAATACGCTATTTGTCTTTAAAAAATAATGATTATCTTTGTGCATTCATTTGAACTTACCGCAATGGTAGGTATTTGTTTGTTTTAATTACGCAAGCCACCCTAAAAAGTGGCTTTTTTTATGTCCATTAAAAAAATAAACTATATATTTGCTTAGTAATTAAATTAAAAATAAATGAGACCACGCATCACAAAAAAAGAAGAACGAATAAGCCTAGTAACTTCTAATGTTTACAAGCTAGGTGAAGGTTATAGAGTATTTGTAAAGAATACCAACGTGCCTAAATTTATCCACGCCTCAGAGGAAGAAGCGCTAAAAGAGGCTATAAGATTAGCTCAATTTACTGGCAAAATAACCTATGTTTCTAAGTTTTTGTACGAAATAAAGCCAGAAAAAGCAAAATAAGTTGCATTGATTATCAATGCTTTGTGAATTAGTTTAGTTAAAAATTATTAAAAAGTAAATAAAAAAGGTTCATATTGTCAAAAGTGCTTTATCTTTGCAGAGTAATTAATCACAAACAAATAAAAATTAAACAAATGAACTACTCAAAAGAATTTATCGAAGGCTATTGTCAGGCTTTAATTGACACAACAGAAAACATCTTCCCAGAATTAGACGTTAAAGCTAATGTCTACTTTAATGAATTATCAAAAAACTACGACGTAACTATTATCTGGTCGGAAGGCTATGACAACGCCAAAGAAGAAGAGCTAATAGAATACAAGCATTTTGAAATCACTAATCTAAAAGACTTCGGATTTACATTGCTTAGTTTTTTAGACCTTAGATTATCCAATTTGGCATACGATGGCGACTATGATAGTAAACAAGCTGAGATAGAGTTTAGAGAGGAACAGAAATTTGAATCAAATCGTGGAAATTAAATCTAATCCAATGAAAGTTAAAGAAGCCATAGCAATTCTCGAGCGCGATATGCACACGCTCGAGACCTTAATGAAGGAGTCCAAAGGTGCGCAGTTTATAATCCGCCAACGTGCAATAAGGGAAAAAGAAATTATACTACAGGTATATAAAACTATAGACCCAAATGCAGATATACTAGTAGCAGAAGAAAATTTATTAATCACTTTAAGTTAAAAAATATGTTTACATTAAAATTATACGATAGAAACGGAATTGAATTGAAGCAAGGCGATATAGTTAAGGTATCAAATAGCAAAGACTTCAACTTTTATTCGGAGGTTAAATGGTTAGAATTAGAGCAGTCAATTGCACCGTTCCATACATTTAGCTTTCATTCATTTGAAAAGGTTGACAGCGTACCAGAACACGCTATTAAAGGCAGAGAATCAAGATACGATATATGGTACACTAATGAATCAGATACAGATGATAATGCCGAAGCCGCTCAAAAGTATCTAAGTGACTGGAGGTCATGTGAAACGCTTATTGAAAAGAAATGTTTTAGAATAACCTTAAACTAGACAATGAAAATTACATACAATCAATTATTATTGTTAGCCTTAATTTCGGCTCTAGGTTTTTCCTTTATGTGCGGAATGAATTACAAAGAAACCCATTTAATTAAATCTAATGACAGCGAGCAAGAGGATAAAATTAGCGAACTATCAAAAGAAAATGCAAATCTAAAAATAGAGCTCGCAGGGTTAACTAAATTAATAAAGTTGAAAAATACTCAAAACATAGCGCATTATTCTCATATTGAAGTCAAGCATGATTTTCGGATAGTAAATAAGCGAAAATAGCTATATTTGCTGAATGTTTGAAGAGTACAGGGTAAATGAAAAGAAAGACGTAATACCAACGCAAAAAGTAAGAATCAAAAAGAAAATGGTAACCAGAAAAGAGGTAATAGAATGCCAGGTGGAACTAATGTATTCAAGTGGATTAACTCCCACGAATGACATTATTTTCTTAGCCAAAATTCTGGAAGGCAAAAAAATCAATCAAATAATAGCAATAAACGAAAAGGACATAATATGACTAGAGACTATTTAGTGGAAAAGATTTTAGACATTCTAAACGAAGCCGAATTGACCACACCTCAAAAGCTGCAAGTTATATCTAATGTGAAAGCACGCTTAACTGAATTGAAAAAAGCTGAAATACAGGAGGCTATTAATGGCGACTTGCAATTAATTCGCAATCAGCAAAGCGCAATGGAAACACCATATACCTGTTAATAATTATTAAAAAGTAAAAATAAAAGGTTGCACTTTAAAATAGTGTTTTATCTTTGTAGAGTAATTAATCAATAACAATAAAATTTAAAACAAATGAATGTATTCACACAAACATTGCCCGAATTAGAAATCCTTATGGATAGCGCACAATTTATAATAGATAAGTATAAACCAGCTGACAAGCCATGCGAAAAACTAGAACTACTCGAAGACATTCATGAATATTTCGAGCGCAAAGAAAATCAAAAGTCAATGCCGCTATGGTTATTAGTAAGAATCGAAAAAGTAATTAATCACAATAAAACCAATTAACAAATGAAAAATTTATTCAAAGCATTAAGCGACTTCCAAAACGAAGTTCCAGTTATTTTAAAAGACACCAGCGGATACGGCTATAAATTTGCCGACCTTCCTGCAATCTTTAAGGTCATTAATCCATTGCTAAAAAAGAATGGTATAGGCTTTACTCAGCTAGGTGAAGGCAAATCTATTAAGACTATTGTATTTCATATTGAAAGTGGTGAGACCTTAGAAAGCATATTTGACATACCACAGGGAGTGCAACTAGCAAAAATGAATGAGTTTCAAGTATTAGGTTCTGCAATAACTTACATGAGACGCTATGCACTTAGTTCGGCTCTAGGTATTATTACAGATTCAGATATTGACGCTGCAGGTGAGCAAATCAAAGGTGATACAGATAGCAGGATAGCAGGCTGTAAAACTCAAGGCGACCTAACTAAGTTATTTAGCGATATTAATCCAAAAGATGCAGCTACAATAGAAAAGTTTACTAAACGCAAATTAGAATTAAGCAAAAACAATTAAATTAAACAATAAAATCAAACAAAATGACAATAGAAAAAGTATTAGTAAGTCCTGCAATAGCAGAAGGTTTTTTATCTAAAAATGTAAAAAATAGAAATCTTAGACAATCTGCCGTGTCTAAGTATGCAAAAGAAATGAAATTAGGTAGGTGGCGTGAAAACACTGGAGAACTTATAAAGTTTTCAGAAAATGGGAACTTAATCGATGGTCAGCATAGATTGGAAGCAGTAATATTATCAGGAGTTTCAATTTATTTTCATGTAGCCAAAAATTTAAAAGAAAACATTACAGACGTATTAGACACTGGTTCGAATAGAAGTTCATCAGATGTATTTAAGTTAAACAACGTACAGTATTCTGCTTCAATGCCTTCAATTATTCAGCAATATTATGCTATGAAAAATAATAGAATAACTGCAAGAGGATTACATAAAGACGAAAAACTTAGTAATAATGAATTACTATCAAAGTATTATGAAAATAGTTTCTTTTGGGATAAAGCCGCTGCAAAAACAGCTTATCTATATGAGAAGTTTTCTAAAATTTTATCACACGCATTGATTGGAGGTATGTATGCACACTTTTATGATATATGTCCAGTTTCTGCTGAATCATTTATAAATCAATTATGCACTGGTGAAAATATTAGCAATAAAACTATTTTAGTTTTGCGAAAAAAACTAATAGATGATAAATTGCAAATTAAAAAAATCCCAATTGTTGCAAAGAGCGCATATATGATAAAAGCTTGGAATCATTTTAGGTCAGGAGTTGAAGTTTCTATATTGAAATATAATTCAGATAACGAAAATATAAAAGCTAAGTAATGGAAAAAGGCAGATTCTCAGCAAGTGGCGTTTCAAAGCTATGCGCAGAAGGTACTGGAGCTACAAGACTAGGGTATATCTATGAGATTGCCTTAGATCTAGTAGACTGCAAACCTGATATAACGACCAGCGCAATGTATCACGGAATAAATAACGAAGCCGCAGCCTTAGATATACTTATTAATGTCAAAGGCGGTCAGCATAACTTTAATTTTGATACTGGCAGACAGGAATCATTCAAAGTAAATGACTATTTGAGTGCAACGCCAGACGCATACGAGGAAGGTATTTGGACAGGGGATGCTAAATGCCAATACTCAATTAAAGGATTTATCGAACAAAGCTCCAAAATATCGAAAGCATATAACTATCAAGTACAAACTCAAATGCTCGCATTGAAAGTTGACAAAGCCTACCTTATTAACTACCTAACTAAGCCAGAGAAATTCGGTCAAGACGATTGGACTGAGTATCCGTTTCCATTAGAAGAGCGGTTTTATATTCATGAAATAAGCAAAGATGAGGCTATCTGCGACGAGATTTTGACTAAGGCTGAACAATACCACCCTATGATTAATGTAGCTTATCAGCAAATGGCAAACGCTACTATTTTAGATGAAATGGAGTTTTTCTATAATCAGCTTAAAAATGGTATTCACTATAAGCCTCTGAAAGATTGGTGGGTGAATAACGAAACGGAAGTATTTAGATTTGATAACGAATTTTACATAAAGAAATGATACCACAAGAAAAAGCAAAAGAGCTATTTAATAAATTTGCCTTTGAGAAAACTCCAGAAGGCTATAAAATGTTTCAAACTTCAAATGAAAGTAAAAGGTGTTCTTTAATTGCAGTAAATGAGATAATAGAAGCAATCGAGGATATTTTTGAAACGTTAGATGAGCGTGAGTATTGGCAATCCGTAAAAGAAGAAATCGAAAAATTTTAAATTATGATACATATTTTATTTAAGACCAGCGAAAATGACTACTATAGCGAAGGCAAAACATACGAAGGCGATGTATGCGAGGCTTATAACAAGTGGAGAAACGAATATCCAAACGCTCAATTTATAGCTTTATATGAAACCAGATAAACTACTAGATAGAATGCTAGCCTTTGCCAACTCGCCTGAATGTCCAGCTGAACGTAAAAGAGAAGTTGAGAACGGAGCTTGGAAGACTTGGGCAGATAGTATAGCAGACCACAATCCTTACAGCTATAACAAAGTAAAGCACGAGAAAATACAGTATGTAGGTTCAATTCCATTCATAAACCGAGAGGTTATATACAAAAGAAAAAAAATGACCTCAAGTGAATGGATTCAACGCAGAAAAGACGCTCAATACAATAAACAATTAAATTCACAAATTAAATTATAAAAGAATGAAAAGCACAATCAAATTACTTCAAAGCCTTTTGGAGGGCAAAATCCTAAATTGCAAAACTATTATGAAAGACTTTGGATATTCAAACGCCAGTCGAGAAATTATCCGCAAAATTGAGCAGCCTTTTGAAATAACACTTAAAAGAGAAAAGGTAAGCTCCAAAAATAGATATGGTGAGCCTGTAACCTATCTTAATTATTCGCTAATGGCAAAGGATAAAGCCAAAGTGACTAGGATTTTAAAATCATTTAGTAAGGCAAATTAAAAAAATAGTTGATTGATTTAAAAAAAATGTATTATATTTGCATACTAATACACTACAAAATGTCAAGAAATTTTTTATTAACAATACGGAGTGCTGAAAGTAACTTTTATAAGTTGCGTGCTAGTAGTGTGGCTAAGGCACTCTTTTTATTAAACACACTACATTATGAAATTATCTGAAAAAGAATTAGAAGACATAGTCTTTGAAAGTTCAAATCAAGCATTACAAGAAAAAGGTCTTGAAATTTTTGGTAGAAAAATTAGGCAATTAAAAATAGGAAACTATGGTATTGCTGACATAGTTACTTTTAGTAGAGCTGTAGAGGAAATTGAAGGTAATACTACTTCTATATTAGATATAGATATTATTGAACTTAAGCAAGACATTGTAAATATTCAAACTTTTTTACAATCCATTAAATATGCAAAAGGCATTACTGAATATTTATATAAAAGACATTTTTTTGAATTTAGAATTAATATTACATTAATAGGAACTAGTGTAGATATGTCAAATTTCATATATTTACCTGACCTAATAAGATTAAATAACGAATGTTATGATTTGTATGGAAGCCTTAACTTTTATAAAGTTTCATACGATGTAAATGGAATTAATTTTAAAAATATTTCTGGATATAAATTAATTGATTCAGGATTTAAAGATAAGCTAATATGAAAGACCCAGCATTTTTATTTTATTCTAGTGACTTCCTTACAGGTTGTACTAACTTGACTATGGAGGAACGTGGACAATACATTTCTTTACTTTGCATTCAGCATCAAACTGGACATTTATCTGAAAAAACCATTAGGTTATCTGTAGGTATAGTTTCGGATGATATTCTATCTAAATTTAAAAAAGATGAAAATGGCTTATTTTATAATGAACGATTAGAAATTGAGATTGAAAAAAGAGCTAATTTTGTTGGAACTCGTAGAACTAACGGAAGTTTAGGAGGAAGACCTAAAAAAGAAAATACAGAAGAAGAAAAACCTATAGGTTTACCATTAGCTAAACCTACAGCCAAACCTACAAAAAAGCTAATTGTAAATGAAGATGTAAATGAAATTATAACTGATATAGATAATATATTTGATAGTAAATATTTATCAGAAAAAACAAAATCTACTTTGACTTTACTTTTAAGCAGCTATAAAAAAGAGCAAATAATAAATGCTATCAAATGGGCAAAGGGAGATAATTTTTGGAATGCTCAGTTTTTAAGTCCAGCAAAGTTAAATACAAAAAATAAAGACGGAGTTTTATACATTGATGTATTTTTGGCGGGTTATGAAAAAAACAAACCAGTGGAATATGTAAAAAAGGAGTTCGTATCTAACAATCCTTATTTTGCGCTCTGTGATTCACAACCTAGTTTAAGTGACAGATTAAAACAACAACAATATGAGTTCTAGTATTAAAATAAAAAAAGTAGGCTCAGATAGAATATTTGAAATAGATATTCATAAGCAAGGTGAAAATGCACAACCTTGTCCAGACTGCGCACAAGATAGAAGGAAAAAGAGTGCAAAGTCATTTAGCTACAATGCAGAAAAAGCTCAAGGATATTGTAATCACTGCCAATCTCGATTCCATGAATACAAGCCATATTCAAAAGAGGTTATATATGAAATTCCAAAGTTTGAAAACAAAACTCAGCTATCTGAAAAAGCGGTGCAATATGCGCACTCTCGAATGATTAACAGTGAAACGCTAATTAAAATGGAAATAAGCAGCGCAGAGGAATTTATGCCGCAATCAAATAAGATAGAACGCTGTATTTGTTTTCCTTACTACAGGAACAGTGAACTTGTCAATGTAAAGTATCGAGACGGCAAAAAAAACTTCAAACTATCTAAGGGAGCTGAATTGATATGGTATAATTACGATGCTATTCTAAACACTAAGGAGATTATAATAGTTGAAGGTGAGTGGGATGCACTTAGCTTTATGGCTGATGGATTTCAAAATGTTATATCAGTTCCCAATGGAGCGAACGTAGGCAAAATGAGCTACCTAGATGAGACCATAAACCTATTTGACGCTATGGAAAAAATCTATATTGCGGTGGATAATGATGAAAAAGGATTAGAATTAAGAGCCGAATTAATAAGACGTTTTGGATTTGAGAAATGCTATATAGTGGAATTTAACGAATACAAAGACGCTAATGACTGCCTAATGAATAACGGATATGGAGTATTAAAAGAGTTCATTAACAAAGCTAGAGTTCCAAAAATAGAAGGCATATTAGAAGCTGAAGACTATTTGTCCGACATTATGGACTTATACGAGAAAGGAATGCAAAAAGGCAAAATTACAGGCTTAAAATGGTTAGATACTTTAATCACATGGGAGACTAAAAGATTAGCAACGTGGACAGGAACTCCAAGTTCTGGTAAGTCAGAGTTTGTAGACATGGTGAATTGTAAGTTAAACTTTGAACACAACTGGAAGGTAGCATATTGGACACCTGAAAACTTCCCTACTCAATACCATTACTCAAAAATAGCTGAAAAGCTAACCGGAAAAACATTTAAAAAAGACTTTTTAACGGAAGCTGAATTTTGGGAGGCACATGAATACATAGCTAAAAATTTCTTTTGGGTTAATCTTGATAATGACTTCACACTAGACAATATATTGGACAAGTTCAAATATCTAGTAAAAACAAAAGGCGTTAAGATATGCGTAATTGACCCATTCAATAAATTAGAATACAGGCTCGGAGCTGGTCAAACTAAACTAGACTACATATCTCAAGTGCTGGATAAAATTATATGGTTCGCAAAGGTTAATGACGTTCTAGTACATTTAGTAGCTCACCCTCGAAAATTGGAAAAGGACAAAGACGGCAAATTTCCTATGCCGACTATGTACGATATAGCAGGTTCGGCTGACTTTTGGAATAAGACTGACTATGGAATAGCTATGAGCAGAAAGCAAGATGGTAATAGAGTATTTATAAACAAAGGTTCTATATCAGTGCAGAAAGTTAAATTTAAGAATTTAGGTGAGCAAGGAATAGCCGACCATTGCTATAATTTTAAAAATGGAAGGTTTGAAGAAGACTTTCAACCTAATGAACCTACCGTAAACGAAAGCTCAACATGGGACAATCATAATTGGATAACTGCAAAAAATATAGACCCATTCAATGATTGATTATAACGTATGGTGCTTTGCGAAGGCGGGGCATTTAACCACTAAATTAAATTAGAAAGATGAATGATATATTTAACGAGAATGTTCCTTTGAAAACGGAAACCCCCGCTTTTGCAAAGCACGTGTTACCAGCAGTGCCTTCTTCGGAGGTTTATTTGGAAGATTGTGTAAAGGCATTAAAACGCTTTAACGATAACCACTTTGATTTGGCAATAGTTGACCCGCCTTATGGCATTAACGCAAGCAAAGGAACGTGGGGAAGCTCCAACAAAGGAAAGGTTACTGATTATGGAAAAAAAGATTGGGACAAGGCAATACCAACGGAGGAATATTTTTTGGAGCTTCAAAGAGTATCTAAAAATCAAATCATTTGGGGAGGAAATTATTTTGGATTACAGCCATCAAGTTGCTGGCTTGTGTGGGACAAATTAAACTCTGCAGATTTTGCTGATTGTGAATTAGCTTGGACAAGTTTTGAAAGTGCGGTTAGGAAATTCACTTACCGATGGAATGGAATGTTACAGCAAAATATGAAGGACAAAGAAATTAGAATACATCCCACACAAAAGCCAGTAGCGTTATATGAATGGATACTTTCAAAATATGCGAAGGAGGGAGATTTGATTTTAGATACACATTTAGGAAGTGGAAGTAGTAGGATTGCAGCATATAAAGGCGGGTTCAACTTTATAGGATTTGAAATAGACCAAGAATATTATGAGAAACAAGAAAAGCGTTTTAATGACTTTAAATCACAACTGCGGTTATTTTAGCGGTATCAGTGGCATTGCTGGTAACTCGCTGCTTTACGAAATTTTTGTAACACAAATTAAACCTAAATGCAGATAAATACTGAAATATTAAACATAAGGATAAGTAAAGAGCAAAAGCAGACCTTAGATAAATTAAAAGAGTATAATGTTAACGTAGCTCAGTTTGTGCGAAATGCAATTAAAGAGAAGTTGCAACGAGAAAAAGCCGAAATAATAACTAACTATAAAAATATAGAATGTCCATTTTAAAAAAGTGTAAAGGAACTGGAAAGGCTGCTAACTTTAAAGGCTGCGGTAAAGAATTAGAATATACTGAGCGTGGAGGCATGAAAGTCTATTTTTCTAAATTCGGATTAGGGACTACAGGCTGCAAATGTTTTTATTCATGGTTTGAAAGTCCTGAGCCTATTAAAAAAGTAAGTGATAAAAGGAAAGTTGAGAATAAAGACTATAGTAAGCTAAGAAAAACATTTTTAGCTGAAAATACCACTTGTTTTATCGAAGGCTGCAATAAGGTAGCCAACACAATAGAACACACCGCAGGGAGAGGAATAAACTATCTAAACGTAGATACTTGGAAACCTTGCTGCTTAGAACACAACTTAGAACTAGAAAATAATCCAGAATTAAGTAAAAAATATCAACTATCAAAAATTCACGGAGGTAAAAAAATAGACAAATTAAAAAAATAAGTATTATATTTGCATTGAAAATCTGCGGTCTCACAATAGCGGAATAAAGAACATAGCCTGTTTGTTTGATTTGAGAAGTGAGACCCTCAATGATAATAAATGGGCTTTATTTTTTTAAATATATGGAAGAAATATGGAAGGATATTCCTGAATATCAAGGATTTTATCAAATATCTAATTTAGGTAGAGTTAAAAGAAAAAAAAGAAATGTAAATTCATTTATTCAAAAATCTGGTTTTAGGACAATATCAGATAGAATTTGCAAGTCACAAGATAATGGAAAAGGATATAAACAAATTTATGTTTCAATAAATAATAAAAGAAAATTATTTTATATACATAGGCTTGTTGCTATACATTTTATAGAAAATCCTGACAATAAGCCTCAGGTAAATCATAAAGATGGCAATAAATCAAACAATGTTTTTAATAATTTAGAGTGGTGTTCTCGTATTGAAAACATCAAACATGCAATAGAAAAAAAATTAATAAATGCAAAAGGGGAAAATTCTAAAAACGCTAAATTAACAGAAAAACAAGTGTTGGCTATTAGAAGGCTAAATAAAATTAATCCAAAATTCAATAAAACAAAGGTCGCTAAAAAATTAAATGTTAGAGACACAACAATACATAAGATAATTAAAAACAAAAGATGGTGTCATATTTAAACTCTCTATGGGCAAAGGAAAACGGATATTCATTAAATAGATTAGATATATGAAACACTTAGAAGACTCGATACAGGAAGCCTGCATAAAATGGTTTGACCTACAATTTCCAATGTACATATTGCACCACTCACCTAATGGAGGTCGCAGAACTAAGTTTGAAGGTGCGCTATTTAAAAGATTAGGATGCCGAGCTGGATTCCCTGATTTGATTCTGTTATTTGGCAACGATAAGTATAATGGACTGCTAATTGAGCTAAAAACGGACAAAGGAGTGCAATCTCAAAGCCAGAAAGCATTTGAAAAAAAGGTAAAACTGACCAAATATAAGTACGTTATCTGCCGCAGCTTTGAAGAGTTCAGAACCGAAATAACCAACTACATAAATAATAAAGACATTTAAAAATAAATTTGTAATTTTGCAAAGTAATTAATTAAAACAATGGACGAAACAAAAATAAACTTCCCACAAGGCATATTCGGAGAACCTGCAATAGAAGGGCAAAAGAAACTAAGGAATCCAAGATACTATGGTCAGATAAGAATAGGTAAGAAAAAGTTTATCGAATACCTCAATACAATTGAAACCGACTATTTATACCTAGATATGTTCAAACAGATTAAGGACAACCGTAAACTAACCTTCTCAGTAATTAAAACCAAAACAAATGAATGAAGATGCATTAAGATTGTACAGAATAACCCACTACTTAGAAATGCTCAAGTATGAAGTGGAATTTACCAATAAGGCAAATATAGATAGAAGCGTCTGGGATAAGCTAAACGCCATAAGAAACCAAGCCAATGTATTAAAACTGGATATAAAAAGACGAACTCCAGACTATAATGCAATATTTGAAGACCTATCTAATGAAAAGATATTCACAATGATTTCAGTTATGTATAAAATGATATTAATGACCGAATCACAATGCTTAGACTTTGAAAAAAGCCTGGAAGTTGAAGAAATAAATTAGTATCTTTGCAAAAGTAATTAAATAAACCACTTAAAAAATTCAATATGTTAATCAATCACTACAGAAGCATCAAACAACTAGAAGCACTTTTAGAAGCAGCCAAAAAGAATGGCAAAGGAATATCCACTACAATAAGCATAAATGACCGATTAGACAATTTCGGAAACAATGTAAGCGAATGGATAGGTCAAACAAAAGAAGAACGCGAATCAAAAGCCACTAGAATATTCTCAGGTAATGGAAAGGTAGTGTTCATAGATTCTAGTAAGACTATTTCTGTAGCTCCTAAAAAAGAGGAAACGCCATTTTAATGATAATGAAGGTATTATATATCAACAATGATATTTAGTAAAAACGACCTAAAAACGATTAAATGAGCAGAATAGATAATTTAAAGGGCAAAGGTAAGAAATTCAGCAAAGACTATCAGCCTGAGAGCAATGGTCGCAAACCAAAACCAACTTTTGCAGATATACTAGACGACATTTCAGCGAATGACGGTGCAATGGAATTTGATAAGTTTACGATATTAAATAAGATAGATAAATCAGGAAATGAAATAGAAGTTGTAAGGATAAATCTACCTAGTGATATGGCTATGGCTATAAGTTTATGGAATAAAGCCAGCAAAGACCCTAAATGGTTTGACCTGTTATTGAAAGTAAAGAGGGATATGATGCTGCCAAAACAAATAGAGCAAAAAACAACAGTAGAAGGAATAAACATAATTATTGAATAGTGCAGGCGACTAGAACGCTAGTAAATAAGATTTTACCATGCTATAAGCATTTATTTGAAGACAATGACATTCAAATAGAGTTCTTATATGGAACTAGAGACTCAGGCAAAACAAAAGCAGGGAGTCAATTAGCCTTATATGATTACACGAAGACTCGCAAAGACTTTAAATGTATATTAATACGTAAGGTAAAAGACACGATTAAGGATTCTATTTACTCAAATGTATTAGATATAATTCAAGAATGGAGATTGGATTCATATTTTGATAGCTCCAAAAGTCCTATGGAGGTGCGCTCAGTATTAGACAATGGCATTTTCATTTGTAGAGGTCTTGACGAACCAGCCAAGCTCAAGTCATTAATGAATCCTACAATGGCATTGATAGAAGAAGGCGACCAGATTACAAGCGAAGACATGACAATGATACTCACCACGCTAAGGCATAACTCTATCAAAACAAAAGTGGTGTTCATGTTTAATCCTGAAATGCCGAAAGGGGTCAATAAGAAAGAAGACTGGTGGCTATGGAAGGATTGGTTTAGCCATACAAGCGAAAAGTCATTTACCCATACCAAAATAATCGATTACGTCGAGAATGGGATAATTAAGCAGCTATCTATTAAGTACCGAGCAACTCACACTACATTTGAAGACAATCCATTTTGCCCACCAGAGCGAAAGGCACATTATCATAACTTAAAATTCACCAACCCAGCGAAATACTTACCTTACGCAAAGGGTGAATGGGGCATTAGAGAGGTGCAAAGTCCAGCGTTCCCTACATTTGACGTTAATAAGCACGTCGGTAAAACTGAAATGGTCTCAGGGATTCCATTGCTATTCGGAATAGATTTTAACAATAATCCTCTCGCTTGTATTGTATTTCAAATATATCGTGATTCAAATGGTCACAAAATTAGAGGTTTAAGAGAAATAAAAATCACACCAAAGGACGGAATACATAACACTCAATTACTAATAGACTTTATAAAAGCTAATTATCCTAATCATGTACATTCGCTTTGCATGACTACGGATGCTACGGGAAGCCAAAAAACTGCAGCTGGTTTGTCAAATATACTACAACTAAACAAAGCATTTAATCTAGGTCGGAGACTTCAAACTCCAAGTGTAAACCCGAAAGTAAAAGATAGCGTAGAGCTTTGCAATTATTTATTTTATCACCACCCTGATATATTAATAGACCCGTCAATGGAAAACTTAATCTTTGAACTACAAAATACTGAAAGAGATGCTGACGGAGGGCTACTAAAGGACAAAAGGGATGACGCTACACAGAGAGCTGACTTTGTGGATTGCTGGCGTTATTTAGCAAATTGGCACTTTTTCCTCAATGATAATGTATATAAAAATCCAATTAAATTCGGTATAACTATCTAAAAATCATTAAATTTGCACTAAATTATAAAATATGCCTTGTATTAAATGCTCAACTAATAAATGGAAAATAGGGAACGGCAAATGTGTTTACACCTCACTACAAGATTGCGAACGCGCATTGAAAGCCTACTATGCTAGTCAAGAAAAAAAAAATGACTCTAAAAAAAAATAAATGAGAAAGCGTAAACTAATATGTAAGCTAATAGGCTGCGATTCTAGTCCTAACTGGTATAATAACGGCATATTTAACCATATAGGCTTCCCTTATGATAGCATCTTTTGTTCTAGGTGCAAAGTTCATTTCGGATCGTACAACCGTTCAGTGGTCGGCATAATCAAAAAAGCAATATCAGATATAAAATACTTAATCAATGACTAATATAATTATAATAACAGAGCTGCTTTTATTTGCATTAGGGCTATCACTTTATATCAACGCTATTCATTTAGCCTTTGGAGAAGGCATGATATTAGAGCCGCTCTATAAGTGGTTAGATAAGAATATAAAGCATAAGCACCTAAGAAAACCTCTATTCGCTTGCGGAACTTGTATGCCCTCAATACATAGCTTACCACTCCTATTTATTTTGCCTATATGGAAAGTTTTTTTTATTTGTATCTTTGCAGTTACAATTTCCACTTTAATAAGAGATAAAATATTTGAATAATGACACTTTGCGAACCAAAAATAATGCTATCCATGTGTGACTATAATGTCAAAATAGCTGAAAGCATAACAGACTTAACACTAATAGTCTACAAAGGTAATATAAGACAATGTAATATAGAACTAACAGAGATAGCTGGAGATATAGTTTTGACTGACAATGAAATATTATCTTTTGGAGCTGAGGGCATTACCTTTAAACTACAATTAAGAGATAGTAATAATGCACCTGTAAATTTTATGTATATAGACTGCAACGGAGATGACCAACTTGCAGAGGTTATTCGATTAAGATTCATGGATTGTGACTTACAAAATGACTACCTATATGAAATTTGCAACGATTAAAGAAAAATTATTCCCTAAAAAAGTAGACGCTGGAGGTAGAACCGTTCAAATGCGCTATGCCTTTACAGGTGCAAGTGGTCATAATTACTATCACTATATCGACGCTGCCAATGATATGAACCCAGCTCGATACATTGAATACTATCTACCAATGGTCAAAGAGTACTTTTTAGGTATTAAGCGAACAGAATTAGATATATTCTTTAATAAGTGTAAGGGTTATGCTAACATAAAGCAATACGAAGCGGCTCACCTAGTAATGGAGGAGCGAGCAAAACTAAACTTAGATACAGGAATTATATATGATATAATGAGCGTTCTATATTTGCGAGGCGATGAGAAAAATGAATTTGTAGACCAACTATTCTTACAGGAAAAGTCTAAGGATATAAAGAACACAATGAGAGCAAGTGGAGGGGCTGATACTGGTTTTTTTTTATGTCCAGAGTTCAGGAACTTTTTAAAGTCGGCGAATCTATCGGACATAGACTGGAGTTCATATACACGAGTAGCGGAAAAGAACCTAGAGATATTACAGGAGACACTGAATTTAATCCGCAACTCAGACCAATTCAAGAGTATAACGAATATACCGAAAAAATAAAAGAGCAGTTAGTTTACATTTGCCAAAATGTAGATGACTATAATAGAGTATGGAACGGAACAATGCGAGATTATTATTTCGCACTGACCAAGTTCATTCAAAGCATACCAAAAGAAAGTAAAAAATCCAATAAGTAGCGAAGGCTTTAGGATATTTCATAACAACTTAAATTCATTTAACTATGGTTGAAGAAATAATAGCCAAAGTCCGCTTAGATAATGGACAATTACAAGCGGATGTACAAAATGCAAAAAAGATAGTCGATACAGGAATAACTGAAATCGAAAAGAACCCTATAAAATTAGGAGCTGATTTTAGCAAAATAGATGCTGAGTTAAAGAAGATAGCAAATAATGCACCTGCATTAAAATCAATGCTGGAGAATTTAAAGACTCAACTCGCTTCAGCTACAGATAAAAAAACATTCAATGAGCTAAGTGCTTCTATAAGACTTACCGAATCTGCATTAGTTAAACTAACTGGAGAAACCGTTAAACTTGATGCAGTTACTCAAAAATATACAGATAGGCTTAACGTAGTTAATACCAAAATAAAAGAATGGCAAAAGGCTGGATTAGATAATACCGAAGGATTTTCAAAACTATTAAGAGAGCAGGAACTATTAACTAAGAAACTTGGTGACACTACTACAACTTCATTTGCTAAAAGTGAAGAGAGGGTAGTTTCATTAAAAGCTCAAATGAGACAAGCTCAACAAGAAGTGGCAGAGCTTTCTATTAAGTTCGGAGCTACATCAGTACAAGCTATTGAAGCTGCAAAAAGAGCTTCAGAATTAAAAGATGCAATAGGAGATGCTAGGGATTTAACTGAGGCATTTAATCCTGATGCTAAATTTAAAGCATTATCAGGAAGTATTCAAGGTGTTGTAGGTGGATTTACAGCCGTTCAAGGTGCTATCGGTGCTTTTGGGGTTAAGAGTGAAGAAGTCGAAAAGGCTCTATTGAAAGTTAATTCTGCAATGGCTTTATCTCAAGGCTTGCAAAGTGTAGGTGATAGCGTAGATAGCTTTAAAAACTTAGGAACTGTAATAAAAGATTCAACTGCATTCCAATTTTTATATAATCGAGCTACAACTATAGCAACAGCAGTTCAAACCGCTTTCGGAGTTGCAACTAATGTAACTACCACAGGTTTTAAATTATTGAGAGGTGCTATAATATCCACAGGTATAGGAGCTTTAGTAGTCGGATTGGGTATGGTCATAGCTAACTTTGACTCTATATCTGCATGGATTAGTAAAAGTCCATTAGGTGGATTCACTAGGTCAGTGGGAAATTTAGTTCAAAAATTCACAGACTTAGTAGGTATAACAAGTCAAGCGGAAAGACAAATTTCAGCATTAGATAAATTTACCAAGCTAAAAAATCAAGGCATTGAAAGGCAAGTTAAGTTATTAACTGCTCAGGGTGGCAAAGAAGCTGAAATAGCTAAACTTCAAAAAGAAGCAGCACAAAATGAAATTAATCTACTAACTAAAAAAGTTGATAAAAAAGGTGCGCTATATGGTGAAGACGCAAAGAAATACAAAGACTTGCAAAATGAATTGTCGGTAATTGACGCAGCTGAAACTAAAAGAAAAAATGATGAAGCCGAAAAACAAGCTGAAAAGGATAATCAAACGCAAGAAGAAAAAAATAAGAAAAGAATAGAAGCGGAAAAAAAAGCTGCAAAGGATTTAGAAGAATTTAGAATACAGCAATTTCAAAAAGAATCAAAAATAAAACAAGATGCTTTTGACGCTACACTATCCCAGCAAGATTTAGAAAAAAGGGAAGTTCAAGATAAGTATTTTGAATTAATTGAAACGGCTAAACAATATGGACTCGATACAACAGGATTAGAAGCTAAAAGAACAGCTGACTTAAAAGCCATTGATGACAAATATCTAAAAGAAAAAAAGGATGCTGAAGATAAAAAATTAGAGGAAAAGTATCTAAATGAAATACAAAAAGCTGAAAATTTCTCCAAACAGGAATCGCTAATTTTAAAAACTAGGTTAGCAAATGGTGAAATAAGTGAGGAACAATACAATGAAAAAATAAAAGATTTAGAATTAACCACATTAGAATCAAAAATATTAATAGCTAGTAAATGGTCTGGTACTGTAAAAAAAGCAGCAGAAGACATTACTACATTCACTAATCAAGAAGCGGATAAGAGATTAGATAAAGAAATTGAAAACAATAAAAAAAGAGAGAAATTATTAAAAGAAGCGGTTAATGAATTAATAGAATTTGCTCAAAATGGAATACTTTTACAAATAGGAATAAACCCTGCTGATGTAAACAAAGTAAAGGGTACTCTTGAAAATTTGCAAAAGACCTTAGAAAAAAAAGGTGCAACTCCTGGAGAAAAAGCCGCAGCCGCAGCACAAGCCGCTGGAGCTGTAGCTCAAACCGTTTCAAATACTTTATTTGCTGCAGACACTAAACGTAGGGAAGAAGAGTTGGCTGCCTTACAAGCTCAACAGGAAGAAGAGCTAAGATTAGCAGGTGATAACGAGCAGAAAAAGGATTTGATTAGACAAAAGTATGCATTAAAAGAAAAGGAAATTAAACGTAAACAAGCCGAAGCGGACAAACGTAAAGCTATATTTGATGCGATAATTAATACAGCAGTTGCGGTTGTAACTGGATTTGTTAAAGGGGGACCTATACTTGCAGCAATAGCAGCAGCATTAGGAGCGGCACAGATAGCACTAATATCAGCACAACCTATACCAAAGTTTGCAAAGGGTGGAGCAGTTCCAAGCTCGGATATAAATGGAATGATTAGCGGTAAGCCTCATGCTGCAGGTGGGGTCTTAATAGAAGCCGAAGGCAATGAGTTTATAACTAGAAGGTCTCAAGCTATGAAAGGAGATAATCTAGGCTTATTAGAGGCTATAAATATGTCAGATAGTGAAAGAGACGCTTACATTAACCGACACTATGTAATGCCAGCACTACAAGCTAAAGAAAGTCAAGCCGCTCAAAACTATAGGAGTTCAATAATAGAAGCGGAAAATAACCTCATAGCAAGGGTTTCTAGTTCTACATTGAAGTCAATAGATAGAAGGCTAGTTGAGACTAACCAAAGCATAAAAGGACTTGCTAAAAAAGATTATACTTGGTAAAAGGTCTTCAGCTTACATAGCTCGACGCATTTATTAACGTAGTCTATATCCTGCAATATTTCCTTTTTGGCTTTAAGCATAAAGACGCTATAAGGCTCTAAACTCTTTTTATCCTTTTCAGTTAGTTCGCTAGGGTCTAAGTCGCATAATTGCAAAACTCTATTGAGCCTAGATATTTCCTTTTTAGCTATTTGAAATGTCAGCATTTTGTTTGCCTTGTATTCATAGATAGTACCGAGTTCCTCTTTATTTATTTCATAATACTTGCTCTTATCAATTCTTCTAAATTCACTTTGGTCTAGTATCTCGGTTTCTAAATTGTCGGTTTCATTGGCTTTGCAATAATCAGCATACAGGTCGTATCCTTTGCTTCCGTATATCTTATCGTAAACCTTAGCGTCAAGTCCAAAGGCATTGCAATTATATACAGCTATAATGTGTGGGAGTGGTCTTTTCATTAGCAGGCGTCTTTATATTTTAAATTGTATTTTTGAATGATTAGATTAATCTTTTGGGTATTGCTCCCAGCCGCTTTTACTTCACTTTCAAACATTTTGTCTAGTTCGGCTTTACTGTACGGGCAATCTTTAGAACAGGAGGCTATCATAAATAATGATAGAATAAATAGTGTTTTTTTCATTTGTTTTTGTTTATGATTAATTAAATACAATTGCAAATATACAACTTATAATCAAATTGCACCTTTTTTTGTATGTTTTATTCGTATATTTGCACAATGGAAGTAACCAAAATAGTCATTAATGGCATTGAAATAAGCACTTTAGACAAGCCAATAGGCTTAGAAGTGATTAAATTATCCTTAGATAGAGACTTTCAATATAGCTGTGTTGACACAAAAATAGAAGCAGAACTAAGATTTTATTGTGCGAGTGGCAAAACGGAACTAGATGCCGAATATGAAAGCAAAGGCGTGGAAGCCACAGGTTATATAGAAATAACTGACACTTGCGGACCTAATGCGGAAACTTATACATTTAATTTAGATTTCAAAAAGTATAATAATCTTGGAGACTATACCACAATAGGACTTATTGAGGCTAATAGTCTATGGAAAAAAGACTTAGATAAAGAAGTTAATTTGACCACATTGTTACCTGCGGCTGAGGATTTTTATATTAGAAATTTACCTTTAAGATATTCATACGCTAGTGAAAATGTATATGCTCAAATAAGCCAAGATACATTAAATACTGAGCATACACAAGGTTGGGTGCCATTTCCAGTCTTATATAATTCAACACCGCCTGTAGGTCCAGGTGGTCCGCCTCCTGTTATACCGAATACATACCTCCCATTCCCAATAGGATTTTATTATAAAAATATTATTCATTACATTTTTCCGAGAGTAGATGTAACTAGAAATGATTTAGAAAATAGCAATGGATTATTAATGGACTATTTTAATATAACTTCTAGTTCTCCAATAAAAATTATGAATTTTAGCGACGTATCTGGAACCGTAACAACTAATTATGGTGGCAGATATTCTGAAATAGAGCCTGAGCCTGTATTTGAAAATAACTTATCAGCTGGAGAATTTACTATTAACACATTTAATGACCAATTGACTTTAGATTTAATAGATGTAACTTCGGCTAAATGTGAACTTACTGAAATTAATGAAATAATAGCTCTTGGGAAAAATTATGAGAGTCCAAGATACATAATGAAAAATCAACTAGATGTAACAGGTAGAACAATAAACACATCAACGCCAACTACTGATATATTAACATACAATAAATCAATTTCGTTAACTTTAGAAGTAAAAGAAGAGGAAAAAGTTTGGATTTATTACGAAATTTTATACAAACAAATAGAAGACCCATCGCCAACATATGACCCTTCATCCGGTATGTGGGAATATTACCCTTACAATCAAATACAATTTAAAAACGCATCTTATTGGCTATCAAACACAATAGACATTGAATTTAAGTTGACAAAAGATGTAAAAGCTCCAATAGTAAACGCCTCCGAAATAGTTCCATACCACACTAAAACAAAAGCATATAAAGGAACGGATATGCTTAATGAAATATTTGGAACTGATACAAACATTGCTGATACTAATTGCTTTTCAGACTTATGGTTTTCGAGAGGTGATTTTATAAGAGGCAAAATAAATATAGCAGATTTTATTGTTAAGCCTAGCGACTTTTTTAGGGAACTTGAAAAGGTTGTATGCTGCGGACTTGGATATTTTTATGACACAGACCCAGCAGGGGAAAAAAGATTAATGAGTGTATATGATTTCTATTCGGATACATTAGTGCCAAGTCAATATCAATTCTTAGATACCGATTTAATAGATGGCATTATTGAAATATCTCCATTCTTAGCACCTTATTATAAAGAAATTCAAATAGGTTATAGCAATAGCAAAGATAGCCCTAAAGAGCTTTGTTCGCAAAATCAGTACTCAATAGACAATGATAGTGAGTCTAACTATTCAAAAGTAAGTGATTTTATAGCGTCTCAATACATTATAACAAGAGCTTTAAGACTAGGAACTGTAGATGATGAACTTGAATTTGATAGAAATATATTTTTGTTATCAGGGACGTCTGTTGCTTCTGGAGCTACAACTTATAATGTAACTTTAAGTCAGACAAGCGGGTTTTTAGGAGACAACGTAATAGTAGATGGATTGGCTGTTGCTGGAGTAAATAAAAGATATGCAACCGCACTTAATCTATTTAGACATTTATATAAGTGGGGCTTTAGTTTATTTGCTAGTAAAGAAGTATTGACCGTCAATAAATACGAAGGCAGTACAATTTACAACAGTAATATAATAACAACCGCTGGAACTGCTTATCCTTATGGTGAGCCTTATCAAAGTTTAAATGAGTGTAAGTTGCCAAGAGCAAATCCTGTAAGAACTCACCAAACTATTAGCGGTTTTGGCTCAGTAAATACAGATTACAATCTATACGTTCCAAGTCAAATAACATTCAAAACTGCAAAGCTATCTAGTTTGGATTTAATAGCTATGAGAGCGCACCAGTACGATTTATTTAAAGTTAGCGATGGAACGAATACCTATTATGGCAATTTAATAAGCGCAAACCTAGAAGACGACGTAACAGAAATAAAACTATTAAGAAGATTTAAAGACAGAATAATAACTTAGATATGAGTATAACATTAGGAGGATACACAGTAGAAACTAAAAAGACAGTAGGTGAGCTGCCAGCAGGCTCGGATAATATAATTGCAGAAACGCCATGCGAGGAGACTATTAGTTTAGCAACGGTGCAACCTAAATGGAAAAAGATACATGAGTTCACTAGGTCAATTGTTGCCACTCCTAATATGCTTACAGGAGGATGGGAAATTTTACCTACATTTAGAACGCTTCCAGATGACGTTTTTGCAGATGGATTTGATTATGAAGTAGAAATATTGCTAAACTATGCAGGCTCAAGCCCTTCATTAAATGTAATTAGACAAAGATTTTCCTATACATCAGGCGGAAACAATTGGTTTCAAAATGTAGTTTCTAGTGATAAAATAATAATGAATGAGAATAACTGCGGTGGAAGTTATGCTAATACGGTAAGAGTATTAGAAATAGCAGCTGATGATTTAGTTCCATTTACATTAGAAATTGTATTTAACATAAAACAATTAATACCAGCTACAATAGAAATAGAGGTATGCTATGGCGGTACTCTAACTCATTTAACAGAATTGGAAGAAATTACTGAAGTGATAAGTGTATATATAGGAGATGGCGAAGACCCTCTTGCAGAAAGTGTAGTTTCAACTAAAAGAAACTCAACTTATGACCCATACGATTTAGGTCCAGAGGAGGCGTCTAAAATGCCTCAAACGTGTCTAGGTTATTCGGTTTATTATGTTAGTAATATTTTTTCTAGTGCTTATTTCTCGCCTAATGATAAAACTTATTGGTTAGACGAAGGAATCTACAAGGCTAAAATAAATATTCCAAAAGTACCGCCTCAAGTTTTAGATTTTAAATTATGGGATGGCTCTATTTATGTATTTAACGAGCCAAGTGACGCTAATGGATTAATAGACTGGATAGACTTTGTGCCTACATTGTCACCTAGTGGTGTTAATACAAGCCTAGAATTATGGAATAGTGGAATACAAGAAAATTCAAGTGGTGAGCAATACGTTTATTTTAGATATGATTTAGAATCTTATGACTGCCCTTGCGACGTATGTGGAGATGGTTGCGGCGGTATTACAATTATATTTCACCAAAGCTGCGGAAATGCTTACCCATTAAAGTTTAATTTAATGGTGCAAGACGGTAAGTATAATATCGAAGGTGAAACATTTACTCAAGGCGGCGGCATAATAAGACCAATAACAAAGATAAAAGCCACTTATGACTTAGTGCTTAGTGAGTATTCAGACGAAACATATTTGCTATTAATGGAATTACTTGCAGATAATGTTTTGATAGAGGTTGTAGACAATATAGACGTTTCAAACCCTACAACAGAATACTATATCGATACTGATTCATTGACTCCTACTTGGAACTTTAACTCTAAACTAGGTACGATAGTGATTCCAGTTATTAGAAAGGACACAATAAGAACAGCAAGGAGAAACTGCTGCAATTAAAAATATGTTTTTATATATAAAAAATGCATTATATTTGCATTCAAGACATAGCGAAGATGTCGGACATTTTTAACTTTAAAATTTAATTAATATGGCACTTTGCACAACAACATGCGACGGTAAAACAATGGTCGCATACACAGAACCAGATTGCAATAACTTTTATGCACTTGGTAATTCAACTTCAGTAGCTTACATTCTTTGTGAGGATACTAATGACCTTTTAAAAGTAAATTACACTGCTTCAGGAGCATGGGCTACAGCTATTGCAGGCGTAGATTCATTCAAAGATTTGAACGTAATTAACAATGTACTAGTAGCACTTCCAGAAGGTGAGAATTTGACTATTGAGAATCCAATGAAAAACGGTATTCCAAACTTGAAAACAGGCGAATCTCATACAGTTACAATTACTGACCCTAAAGTAAGCTCTGACAATCATGATTTCTATAACATGATAGATGGAAAAACTGCATGGGTAGTTATAGCTTATAACGACGGAAGAATGCAAGTAAGTCCTAGACCTATGATGCTAATGGTTAAATCACCAGGTATTGAGTACGGAACTTCACAAAAATTCACTGTTGAGGCTCAAGTTAACTTCGATAGAAACGAATATTGGTTAGTATTTGACACTCAGCCAGCAGGTATCTTTAAATTCCAATAATAGTTATGTGTTGCGGTAAACCTTCAAAACCTAAACCTAAACCTAAACCTATTAAGTGGAACTAAAAGAACTTCTAAATATTGCTAAGAGAAAACCTCAAAAGGCTGAACGGTCTTTTGGGGTTTTTTATAGCAGTAAGTTTCCAACGGAGATTTACAAAATGAGACATCCAGGTCTTGACCCAAAAGAATACGAATACATTGAGGAAAACTGGGTAAATCCAGTTCAGAAATTAGTAGGTGACGCTATCTTTGAAACACAAAAAATATTCACTGACAGCAACTACTCGATTCAAACAAAAAATGAAACTATAAGAGACTTCATAGATAGCTATGAAATAATGAGTTTCTTTAAAAATATATACTGGCAAAACATAATACTAGATTCAGGAAGTGTACTAACTTACCATATAAAGTATTCTGAATTTATAGAAAAACAGGCTGGGATAGAGCGTGGAAATGAGTATTTACCTTTGCACCCTTATATTGTAACCACTGAGAATATAATATACAAAGACAAAACCACTTTAGTATATAAAGTAAAGGGCGATAAAAGAAATAATTTTGTAGCCTTATATTATAATGAAGATAATCTATTGACTTACGAACACTATTCGTATGACATAGCAAATGACGAAACTAAACCTATTTTATTTTGGCAGTTCAATAATAACTTAGGCAAAAAGTATTATAGAAACGCTGACGGTCTTAAAATAGTTAATGATAATGAGCTAGTCATTAGGTCTTATTTTAGCCCTAGTGAGTCTATTTTGAGCACTATAATAATAGATTCAGTAAACGTAGGAGTCACCAAAACTAGAACTACCTATCCTATTCCTGTAGTCGTAGGTGAAGCCTGTGAGGAATCAGGTTGTAGAGGCGGTGTTATTGACGTTTTAAATAAAGAGGGTGTATATTGTACCGAAACTTGCCAAACGTGCAAGGGAACAGGCTCTAAAAACTTATTTAGTCCATTTAATGCAGTTCACGTAGTAAGAGGCTCAGGAGCTATAGAAAATAGTACACCACCAGCACCTCACGTTTATTGGGTTGACCCTCCACAGGGTGCGCTTGATTCTACACGTGCAGAAATAAGAGAAAATAGAGACATTGCATTTGATTATATCGGTTTAAAATACTCAAATAGCGAAGTCAAGGGAAGCGAAACGGCTCTAGGCAAAATGATAGATAGGGAGAAAACCTATTCTACATACAAAATGTATAGTCAAGACGTTGAAATGACTATGCAGTGGTGGTTTAATAACTGGAGTGAACTAATGTTTCCACTTGAAAAAGAAAGGGAAATATCCGTTTATTCATTTAATAATTTTAGAACTACTTCAACAGCTGAAGTAAATGAAATATTTACAGCATTACAAAAAGATAATGCGCCTCAGTATATACTAATAAACCTACTTAGAGAGTACTATAATTCAATAGGTGAAACAGAGAAGTTTAAGATAGTAAATAAGTATTATCTATACAAGTCCGATGACATGAACATTAAAAAAGGTTCTTTAGGTTATTATGATAAGATTCATATTGTAATCTCGGACAATATTATGAAATGGATAGAAGACGAAGGCGTTATGGATATGAACGAGAAACAACTTGATACCTATTTGCGAGACAAAGCAATGGAATTAATGGCTACTCCTGTAGATAGTAACGGTGGTATAGTAAATACTGAAATTGTTTATAAAGAAAACGAAGAGTCTGAAGAAGAATCAGAAGAGGAATCAGAAAATGAATCCGAAGAAGACTACGAATCTTTATACGAACAAATAAAAAAACAAACCGAAGACGCTGGAATGAAAGTTGAAGAGGTTGACGGTAAAGTAGTCATAACTGGCGAACCCAATTAATGGAGTTTGAAAAAATATTAGATAAAATTCTTAACAAATTAAACGAGTATCAAGTTCGAGGCTCGTTTGTATTTGATATTGACAATCTCGAAAATATAGACAAAGTTAATGAAATCATAGAAGAAGTCCTAAAAGAAGAGGGTTACTATGATAAAATTAAAGACTATAGAAAGGTATTTGACGAGAATTTACAGGAAATAATAAGCCAATATAAGTCATTTGGAAAGATAAATACAAAGGATTTAAAAGCATTTAACAATGCAGCCTTTGACAATTTCTACAATAATTTAGCAGTAAATGTAACGGATACGAACATAAAGCAGCCTATTAAAGACGCTTTATTGCAATATGTTGCAGGTGGCGGCAAATATAATGACTTTAAGTCTACGGTAAAAGATATACTTACCACTAAAAAGATAGAAGGCAATATAGATATAGTAGCTCGCGAATATTCCACTCAGTACAAGCGTGCGCAAGGTCAGATACTAGCAAATAAATTTAACGTACAGTATTTTCGATACTCAGGAACTGAAATAGAAACTAGCCGCTGCTTTTGCGATCAAAGAATAGGGAATATTTACACAAAAGAAGAGATAGAAAGCTGGGCCAACTTAGAATGGAGCGGAAAAATAAAGGGAACTAATAGCACAAATATATTTCAAGTTGCAGGCGGATGGAATTGTAGACATAATATAAGACCAGTTAGCGAAAAAACCGCTTTGGCTTATGGATTAAATAAATATAACGATACCGATTGCACCCTATAAAAAAGGTGATTTGCATTTTTAAAATTTATTGTATATTTGCATAAAAATAAAAGCATGGCAAAATTTCTAATACTAACAAGTCCTAATAAATCAAATATAGGAACGATAGCTGAAAGAAGTGAAGACTTTTATAAACCTAGTTTTTACAAGATTTCAGATGAGGAATTAAATCAGTTTGTTGAAATGAACACTTTTGCTAAGTCTGCATTCATAGCTGAGAAATTACAGGCTCAAATAGGAACGCCTGCTGACATTAAAAAAAAAGTAGCTCCGAGTGTGGAAGTTGTGGAAAGCAAGGCAGAAAGCGTATCGGTTGAAATGCCAGAAATTGAAATAGAAGAACCGCTAAACGAGCCAGTTAATGAAGTTGAAGTAAGCCATATTGGATTAACTTTACCAACAGTTAAGGCAAAAGGAAGACCAAAAAAAACCAACTAATAAATAAATAATGAGCAAATTTAAAATAGTACCTAGCGAAGAGGGAATTAGTCCAGAAGATGCAATGCTTGAATTTAATAGTGTATATATACCTATTGGAAGCGTGGCAGAAAGATTTAGCGAACTTCCCGAAACTGAAAGAAATAAATTGTACGGTAAGGCTGCAACTGCGGTTGATAGTCGTATAAACAAAGAAGCTAAAGAATTAGGATTAACATTAGAAGGCAAATTGCATGACAATGTAGAGACTGTAATAGCTACTTATAAAGCTAAAATAGTGGAACTAACCGAAGCAAATACAAGCCTAAAAGAAAACACTGACAAGGCTTCAAGAAATGAAATAGAAAAATTGACTCAAAAGGTTAATGACTTAAATATATTAAACGAAAAGCTAAGAGGTGACTTTGATTTAGTTTCAAACGAGAAACAAAATATCGAAAAAGAGTTTACTCAAAAAGAAATTCAGATTATAGTTAGTTCTAAATTAGGGCAAGCTAAAAATGAATTTGTCTTAGTTGAGGACATGAATATAAGAGACGCTTGCACGTTTGACGAAACCAAGTATAAGTTTACACTTGACGAAAATCAAAACGAAGTAGTTTATGATATAAATGGTCAAGTAGTTTTATCAAGTGCAAAGGCTGGAGCGTTTGCTTCTTATAAAGAGGTTTTAGAATCTATTTATACTAAGCGTGGAGCGTTTAAAAAAGTAACAGGAACTGGAACTATGAACATAGATAGAACACAAAACAGTGCGCCTATATTGAGCAATAGAATAGATATGTCTAGTAAAGTAACACTAGGCAAAAAATAAATTTCTTTCCTGCTATTATTAGTAGGTTTTAAATGCGGTTTAGAAAGCCTTAAATTTCTGATGCGGTCGTGATACCTTAACCTCACACAAAGCAAAAGAAGAGCGAGCATAAACCAATTTTTTAACCCTATTAATAATATAAAATGGCATTAGTATTAAAGAATAGTCTTCAAGATAGACTATCAAGTGTTTTCCAAACACAATCAGCATTAGGTGTTATCACCGCAAATCCTCAATTAGACGTTCCACTTTCAATAGTAATGAACAGTGAGGTAAATTCTTCAAGATTAGAAGGTAAATTACTAGCAGAAAACGGTCAAAAAATGTCCGTTGAATTAGTATGGAACCTTCCAGAGTGCGAGGCTGCCGTATCTGGTTGTCCTACTGATTTATGTGCTGAAGGTGCTTCACCTGCTACACAGGATTCAGAAACTTATACTATCACTTGTGACGGTACAAACACATTCAAAAAAACAGTAACTTTCGAGTATGCAGATTTCAAAGCTATGACAGCTTTAATGGATACGCTTCCAGTATTGGACGCTCCATTGAGTGAAACTACAGTAAGAGGTACTTCTATTGAAAGTAAATTATTTGAGCTTATCTCTTTAGTAGACAAAGCACACGAAGCTAGAATGGCTCAGTTCATTTTTGATTCAATTTCTTCTTCTACTTTTGGATTCTCTCCTAAAGAATTAGCTGACATTCCAGATAGAGCTACTGACAAAGGTAAGGCTGTAAAAACATTTGGACAAGTATCTTCAACTTCTTTCAACGAGTTGTATTCTGAAGTTATTTACTCTGCACAAACTGCAAGATTCGGAAGCAACCCAGTTCTTATCGGTGGTTTCTTATTGAATCAATATCAGCAATTAAATCAAGCTTCTTGTTGTGCTTCTACAGGATATGACTTGTCTACAATCTTTGAAACTAATAGACTTCCAGTTATTAAATCTGACGCTTTAGCGAATGTTTACAATGCTGAATACTCTACTACTTCATTGAAAACTATGCCTTGGTTCGTATCTTACGAAGTTGGAGCTATACAAGTTGTAAACTATGCTCAGTACAGAGGAATGTTTGAAGTATCAAACCCAATGTTCAGCAGAACTACAATCGTATCTCCTTTCACAGGTAGAGCAATGGACGTAGCATTTAGCTTAACTGCTTGCGGTACTAAAGTTAACATGACTGTATCTGCAACTGAAGAGCTTTACACTAGACCTGAAACATGGTGTTCTGGTGACTATGGCTATGGAGTTAATGGATTACAACAATTCAAAATTAAAAACTCATAGTCTTGAATAACTGCTTTGCTTATTCTTTTATAAAGTGTGGAACTGCACCGTCTGGAGTACGAACTCTGGACGGTGTGTTCAACACCCTTAGCAAACTAGACTTATACTCTATGTTTGACAATCCACAGGATGCTATAGATAAGGCGACTGACCTAGCTTATAACTCAATGACAAGCGCATTACTAAGCAAAGAGGGCAGAAGTCTAAATAAATATAATGAGATTCTAGGTGAGAGATTTACGGATACATATTCGACAATACAAACCTATGAATTTAACTCAGCTACTAAACAATTTTATAGATTTAATAAAGCTCACGTTAATGTACAATATACAGGAACGGTGAATTTAAGATTTACAAATGAGTTGGCAGTAGTTGAATTAGTACCAGTAAATGTAGTTAGTGGAGTTACCACTACTATAATATTAAATAAAGATTTCAAATATGTAGAAGTTGATTTTGCCGAAAACATACAAGGCAGAACTAACTATAGAGTTGGAATAAATGGAGTTTTACTAGACTATTCTATCCTTTGCGATTACCATAGTTTTATCTGCGCTAATAAAGAATTATTTCAGATAGCAATGGATTACAAGGTAGCTAGTATATTGTTGACTGACGGCTTATTTAGTGGTGAAATTAACCAACGAATAATGCAAGATGAAGACTACAAAGAATTAAAAGCTGAATATGAAACTCAATATAGTTTAGAGTTGAGTTCATTAAGTTTAAAAGATAGTGGGTGCTTTGATTGCAGCTCAAGAATACAGGCTAAAAGTTGGCTAGTATGAGTTTAGATAATGTCTTTGAAGCCTACCAAATGAGGCTAGAAAAGAACTTTGCTGAGGCAGTATTTGATATGCATGATGCAATGGTGAAGAGAATATTTAAAGATAATAAAGACATAAACGGGAATAAACCGAAACCGTATAGCACCGAACCAATGTATGCAAGTGTCGCAAGATATAAAGGTGTTAGATTAGGAGGGCAAAAAACTGAGTCAGGTAAGTCAAAATACTTTGAGGGTGGATATAGTCAACTAAAAAGTGAAAGCGGCAGACCGCCAATTGAATTAACTGGAAGGCTTGTTAGTAGTTTTGAAAATGGATTAAGAGAAGTAAATCCATACGAGTACGAAATAGTAGTTACAAAAGAAGACGGAGATAAGATAAGAGGTCACTTTGTGAACTTTTTTAAAGTGAGCGAAAAAGAAAAACAAAATCTATTAAAAGACATTATAGGTGATAGCAAAGGTAATTAGTAGTTTAATAAATATGGATATAGTTAGTATCTATAAGCAGCCTAAAGATAAGGATATGCTTATATATCTATCTGAGTCCAATGAGCTATTTAATTCTAAAAAGTATCAAGGTTATTTAAGAAATACAGAGACTACTTACTTTTTTGACCCTAAAATGTTAAATCGGCAAATGGAAAAGAATACCTACAAGCTAGTAATATTATTCGCTAAAGATACATGCGATGCCGACGTTAAAAACACAATAGGGAACTTATTATTGACCGCTCCAAGAGAAAATATAATAAGCATAAAACCATTGAAGAGCTACCCAGACTCATGGGATAATATAAAAAAGGAACTAAACAAAGACAATGCCTATGTAAATTACAGGGTAGTTATAGTTGATTTAGAAAGTGAGGAAATAATTTGTAAAACTAAAATAAATTGTAATGGATAAGTGCTGTTTTAGCTTCACTGGTGATTTGTTTGACTTTACAGATGGGAGTACAAACGGTTTATTTGCTCAAACTGGCAATAGTACAGTAATAACAGGAACTACAACTGAAAGTAGTCTAATAAATGGAGGCGTTGGAACATTAAGCGTTCCTGCAAATGGATTTCAAGTTGGCGATAGTTTTAGATGTATTTTTGGTGGAGTATTAAATGCCGCAAATAATCAAACCATAAGAATAAGAACTAAAACAAATAATATTGTATTATTGGATAGCGGAGTGCAAACTTTAACAAATTCAATTATCAATGATGTATGGAGTTTAAATATTGATTTTACTATTAGACAAATAGGCGGTGCAACTGTAGCCTCTATTGTTTCCTTAGGTTCGTTTCATTATCTTAAAACTTCAAATGCATCTACTCAAGGATTTGCGTTTAATGTTATTAATAATACGACCTTTAATACTACAATAAACAATACTTTAGACGTTACCCTACAATGGGGGTCTAATAATGCAGGAAACTCAATATATAGTGATATTTTCATACTAAATAAAACATATTAAATAAAATATAATGATAACAAATTTTGAATATAAAGGAAAAATATTTGATTTTGGCGGTGGCGGAACTCAAGAATTTATAGAAGTAGCTAACTATGCAGCTTTGCCAGTCACAGGCTCAACTAGCATAATATATGTAACCTTAGACACTAATAAACTATACAGATGGTCAGGTTCTACTTATGTAGAGATTTCTCCAATGGAAGTGCCAACTTTACAATCGGTATTAGACGAAGGAAATACCTCTGGAGCTAATGATATAAGCTTTGACGCTGGTCAAGGATTACTTTTTGACAACACCTCAAGACTAAGAGAGGGAACTATAGATGCAGGACTTGGAGGGACAAAAGGTATTGCTCAAATTTGTGCAGTTGGCTATGAATTAAAGTGGGAAGCTGGAAGGCTTTACGTAATGGATGGAAATGGTATTTATATTAGACATTCTTTGTATAATTTTACAACTGCCCCAACCGTAAATGAAGACGGCACAAAAGGTTATTTGCCAGGAAGCCGTTGGTCATTAGATGATGGAACTATTTATGTATGTACTGATTCTACAACAGGTGCGGCTATTTGGGAATATGATAATCATGCAGGTATTCCAGTAAATATTCAAGCCGCTGCTTCAGATGAAACTACAGCACTAACTACAGGAACTGGAAAAGTAACTTTTAGAGTACCAAGCGCATTTACTTTGACAGGTGTTCGTGCTTCACTTACAACCGCTCAAAGTTCAGGCAGTATATTTACAGTCGATATAAATCAAAATGGAAGTTCGGTATTAAGTACTAAATTGACAATAGACAATACAGAAAAGACAAGCGTAACAGCTGCAACGCCTGCCGTAATATCTACAAGTGCAATAACTGACGATGCTGAAATTACAATAGATATTGACCAGATAGGAAATGGAACGGCTAAAGGTTTAAAAATAACTTTAATTGGTGCTAGATGATAATTAATCCTTATTCTTTTGGAGTTCCTTATGACGCTGATGCGCAGGCTTTCTTAACCGCTGCTGGAATTACAGACGCTACTATTTCAGGAGCTATTAATACTTTGGTAGTTCAAATGAAAGCTGACAATATATGGACTAAAATGAAAGCTATTTATCCTTTAGTTGGAGGAACGGCTAGCACTCACAAATGGAACTTAAAAGACCCTAGAGATTTAAACGCTGCATATAGATTACAATTTTTTGGCGGGGTAACTCATGATTCAAATGGAATAACTAGTAATGGAACGAATGCTTATGCAGATACATTTTTAAATGACTCAACTCATTTAACAAATACAAATAAATCCATTTCAATGTATATAAGAAATATATTAACAGTAGGATCGCCAATGGGAGTTGTTAATAGTGGAGGTACGGCATTTAATAGATTTTATCCTGAGTTTTCAAATGTCGATTATTCTAGCTTAGGAACTAGCCAAGTTGGAAGAGCTAAAGCTGGAACACAAAGAGGAGTTTTTACAATGAGTAAAAGTGCATCAGGTAGTTTTAGATATTACAGACCAGGTACATCGGCTATAACATCTACAGCAACTAACCAAGCGAATATAAATGGAACCTACTATTTATTAGCGTCAAATAATACAGTTGGAGCTGAATATTCTGTAGGCAATTTAGCATTTGCTAGTATTCAAGAATCACTTAATGACACTGAGGAAGCTAATTTTAGAACTGCTATTATAGCATTTGAAACCACTTTAAGCCGAAACGTATGATAGTATATTTATTAACAGAGCAGCAAAAAGAATTGTTAGTTGGCAAGGAATATATAATAGATTCCTATTTTAATCCTATTCAAGATATTAATGACAATTGGATTATAAGTGAATATGAAGTATTGAATGCAGAGAATGAAGACATACTATGGGTAAAAGATTTAGAGCAGATAGAATATGAACCCAAACCAATTGAAAGACCTTTTTAATTATAAATAATGAAACTATATAGCTTTGACCCTACTGCTTTTTTGAAATCAATTTTTATAATTGCTTTAAGTTTTCTAAGTCCTATTTATGGAATAATTTCATTACTAAGTATGGCAGTCTTTGCAGATACTATCTTTGCAATTTACGCTACTATAAAACTAAACGGAATCAATAGCTTTCAAAGCAATAAGTTATTTAACCTCGCTATAAAGACATTCTTTTACATGGGGTCACTATTGCTAGCCTTTACGATAGATACGGTCATAGTAAGCTCAAATACAATGTTCGGAATAGATTTGCTATTTAGTAAAGCGGTGGCGGTGCTTTGGATATATATAGAAGTTAAATCTATTGACGAAACGTCTATTAAATTAGGCAATAAACCGTTATTAACATTGATAAAAGAAATCATAGGAGTCTTTACTAGGCTAAAGAAAGATATGACTGGTTTAAAAGATTAGTATATTTTTAAAATAGCGTGCTAAAATAGAAAAATAGTACGTACTTTTGGCGAAGTAATAAACAAAATAATAAGCAATGAATAAACTATGCAGAAGATTAAGTGATTACGAGGCTAATTATTTAGGCTTGCCAATAAAGGGTCATGAATTTGGGAGGAAACAGGCTAAATATTGGATTTCATTTGCAGAAAATGACTCTATCAATGAGCTCAGAGGGGTAAGCGGTGATAGAAAATTTGTAGAAACTCAAAAGAAAATAGATAAGAATGGCAATGTATTGTCTACTATTGAGAAATTGCAAAGCGAACCTATAGACGTACCCTCCAATTTTGAAATAACAAAAATATCCACGTCAAAAACTACTGGTCAGCAGTGGATTCAATACGCACCAACCAAAAAAAGTTCCGAAAGTGATTATTTAGAACTGCGAGATTTGATTATTGCAGAAATGGATAAGCATTCTCCGAAATATGATAAGATAAATTACGAAAATAAAACCGATTCATGCTGCCTAGTCTTTGACCCTGCCGATATTCACATAGGCAAAATAGCGTCTTCTTTTGAAACTGGTGAGGATTATAACAGTCAAATAGCAGTTAAGCGAGTATTGGAAGGTCTGAATGGTATATTGTGCAAGTCAAAGGGTTTTAACTTTGATAAGATTATATTTATAGCAGGGAATGACATATTGCACGTTGACAATGCTCAAAATACTACAACGAGCGGAACTAGACAAGACGTAAATGGAATGTGGTATGATAGTTTTATCATGGCTAAAAAGTTATTAGTCGAAATAATCGAAACACTTATGCAGATAGCACCTGTGGAAGTGGTTTATAATCCCTCAAATCATGACTATATGAGTGGATTCTTTTTATTAGATAGTATAAATTCATGGTTTAGGCTATCTGAGAATGTTACTTTCAATTGTGATATGAGCCACAGAAAGTACACTCAATACCATGATAATTTGATAGCCACTACTCACATGGACGGAGCTAAAATGGATTTACTGCCAAGCCTTGCAGCTCAAGAAAGCAAAATGTGGGACAAAACCACAAGAAGGTATATTTATGGTCACCACGTACACCATAAAATAGCTAAGGACTATATAGGAATAACTGTTGAAACATTAAGAAGTCCAAGCGGTGCAGATAGTTGGCATCATCGCCAAGGCTACCAACACGCTCCAGTAGCAATAGAAGCCTTTATACATCATAAAAAAGATGGTCAAATTGCAAGAATAACTCATAATTTTTAATATGAACGAGTCTCTAAATAATTCGCTTAATACTTCACTTCGTAATTGGTCAAGAGATTCTGAATTGCTCAAAGATATAATGGAGTTGGCTAAAAAGTATGGAGTCGAATATACTTTGAATGATTACTTTGAAAATAAAGGGTACTTATTAACCTTTAGTGAGACATACGATTTGTGGGAGCTTGACAATATAATGCCAAAGTATATAAAGCAAGTCCACCAGGCTAATATCATAACTAATATACTGGTCTTATTGTTTGACGAAATATTCCAAAAGCATAACCTAGATATAATGGGAAGCCTTAGCATATATTCGAGCAATGAATTAAACTTTGAATAAAATAATCTTAAATGAAAATAAGTAAATATTTAGACTTAAAACAAGTCAGTCATAGTCAAACTGCTATTAGAAAAAAAATTGACAATACTCCAGAAAACGAACACTTAGATAATATTAAACATACAGCTAGTTTTTTTGATATTATTTTTGACCAATTTAATGGAAAATTAAGATTGTCAAGTTTTTATCGTGGCAAAAAATTAAATACAGCGGTTGGCGGTTCAAAGACTTCACAGCACATGACAGGTGAGGCTATGGATATACAAGCTATAAATGGAGTTACAAATGCTGATATTTACAGATATATTAAAGATAATTTAAATTTTGACCAACTTATTTGGGAGTATGGCACATCAAAAGAACCAGCATGGGTTCACGTTTCATTTAAAGCTAACGGAAAAAATAGAAAACAAATTTTAAAAATAGGATAATGGAAAAATATTTGCCAATTTTAGGGTATGAAGGATTATATGAAGTAAGTAATTATGGTAATATTAGGAGCTTAGATAAGTTGCAAGATTTTCCATTATTTACAAGCGGTGGAACTAAAAAACAAGAAATAATATCTAGATTAGTTAAAGGAAAACAAATGAAAACAACTTTAGCAAACAATGGATATTTAGTTGTAGGTTTATATAAAGATAAAAAGCCTTATCAAAAATTAGTTCATAGATTGGTAGCGGAAACATTTATTGAAAATCCTGATAATAAATTAACGGTAAATCATATTGACAGTAATAAACAAAACAATATGGTTGACAATTTAGAATGGGCTACGCAAAAAGAAAATGTAATGCATTGTATTAAAAAGGGAGTAAAGTGTACAATGTGTAAAAGCAAATACTGTAATAATACCAAAATAGATAAAGAAAAAATATTAGCAGCTATTGAATATCGAAATCAAAATATGACATATGAAAAAATAGGCGAATTATTAGGTGAGAATAGAAAAACAATATCAAATATAATTAATAAAAAATCACATAAATGGATAAATATATAGCGTAAAAACAAGTTGTATACAAGTAAAAACAAGTAAAAAAAAGTTAATGAATGAAAGCATAAACCACCCTGAACACTACGGAGGGGACAATACATACGAAGCTATCAAAGTAATTGAGGCATGGGAATTGGATTTTAGCCTAGGCAATACTATAAAATATATATCAAGAGCAGGCAAAAAAGATAAAGCAAAAGAGATTGAAGACCTAAAAAAGGCACTTTGGTATTTAGATAGAAAAATAAAAACATTAGAACTAAATTAGTATATTTGCAGTATGGAAATTAAAAGCATATTAGGTGAAAAGGTTTTAATTGAATGGCGAAAAATGCAAAGTTTGCAGCCTGATAATTTAAAACTACCTTACAATATAGCCTATCTAAAGCAGTCATTAATTGAAAACAACTTTGCTATGCCTTTTTTCGGTTGGCAAAATGGTGAAGATGTTTTTGTTGTAGATGGTCATCAGAGACTCCAAGTCTTAATCGAATTGGAAAGCGAAGGCGTTAAGATTCCAGAATTATTAGA